GAAATAAACACGAAAAAAGGCAACAAAAAAAACAAAAGAAGGGTTGACAAATATCATTTTTAATCCTATATATAGGACATGAAAGCAAAAAGAAAAAAACAAGAAGAACCTATAGAGGACGATCATATAGTATATGTATTTCACAATACACTATTTAATTTTAATCTATTCGTAAACGCTAGAAATGCTGACGCTGCAATGGAGAAGTTTGACCAATGCTGCATGGCACATAGAGAACATTGGAAAATTTTTGTTGAGTTGAAATATCAACCAGGCGAAGAACCCAAATGAAGTACACGTTTACTATAACCAAAGATGGAGCGGAGTCTGAAGAGAAAGCCGCTATGTCTTACAAAAAAGTATTAAAGTCTTTGACAACCAGCGAACCTAAGTGGAGCGGTATGATCAAATACATTAACAAAAAACAGAAGGATGTTATACATTTTATCAGAGATGGTAAAAAGTATAACACTACTGTTTGATGGATTTAATAATCCTTACGGACGGTATGTACCATCTAGTCCCAGTGACTAAACAAATGATGGCTGACATATCGTTCGTTGATAAAGTTTTAATAGATTGTTTTAATATGTGTGAGATTTTAAGAATTAAACTAACAACCTACGCCTCTGATCCTCTGAATGCTCATATAATGAATGATGGTAGTGGTGATTTTTTTGGATGTATATGCAAGTAATTTATGAGGTCCCGATCTCTGAAGAGGGACAACAGAGACATCGGGAACAAAAGGTGGGAAGAACTAAGTTCTTCCGTGAGAAGAACACAATTCTAACACAATGTGGACACGAAGTCAACTATGTTGTTGAGCCTGGTTTAGGTTTTGGTTTAGGGACTATAATTTCAGCAGTTTCTTGGCATATAAATCTAATATATAAACCATTTTCATTCACATCCTTAGCACCTAAGGCAACCATTTTATCATATGATCTCGTATAACCATCCAACATACATGAAAAGTTATCAGCATATATATCCTCAAACGTGTGTGGAGGCAGGCAAGTACCTGAATATAACGAGCATAAAAAAACAGTTAGCTTTATCATTGACAATCCTATTCAATTATCCTATAATATGCATTATGGAAAGTAAGAAATTGATTTCACTCCTTAATGAACTTATAAGAGATTTTATTAAGTTGAAAGCGAAAGTATCACTTTTAGAAACTAAAGTAAATAATCTAACCAAAGAGAAGAAGAATGACAGATACAACTAAATATCGTAATATATCAGTCACACATAAGGTGTATGGTGATCTTGAGAAGATTTCTCAAGCACAAATACCTGGTGTAAAACTCTCTATTAGTAAAACTGTTGAAACGTTAGCTACCAAAGAAAAGAAACGTTTAAATGGAAAACTATCTAATAGGAAGCATGACTAATATACCATACTCAAAGGCACTACCTCTAGTAGACTCTAACGAGCGAGACTGGACTAAACTATTATGGGTAGCCGTGCTTGAAAGGGCTATTCACGATGCGTTCTATCAAAATGATTATAAAGAAGCGAGAGAAGCATTAGAGTGGTTAGATAAAAAGAATGAGGATTTCCAATTGGTTTGCCAATTAGCAGGGACCGATGCAGACTATATAATTCGTAAATTATTTGTTAAGATTCAACTAAGGAAAAATTTTTTCAGAAAAATTAAGGGTGGCGGAAGTTTCTTCATCCATAATAAGAAATTTGAAGAGGAGTTAAAATGCATAGACACAAAATGATATGTCCTGACTGTGATGGTAATGGATATAGAAAAAAGAAAACACCAATCTTTTCTATTTGGCGATGGGCCTTAAACAAACATTCCATTGTCCAATGTAAAAGATGTAAGTCAGAAGGAGAGATAGAGATAGATGAACAATTGGGAACGGATCAGTATAACCCTTATGTTGTTTTCGATCACATTGATCGTCTTCACTAGTGGTTGTGCGATGAGGGATATAGATTTGAATCCTTACACAACAGTATTAAGGATAGTACATGAGCAAAGCGAGTAAAGAAGCATTTAAAGAACTGTTTCCTATGTGGCATCAGATCGAAGAAGTAAAGAAAGAAGCAGATACATTAATGATGAATAAAATGATCAAACACCAGGAAGAATTAAACCTTGCTTATTCAGCAGGACTCTTTGATGGTGAAGGGTGTATCATGAAGAGTATTACTATGAAGTATAACCCAGTTATGAAAAAGAGATATCCTTGTAATACTATTAGAGTTGAAGTGTGTAATACAGACTTTGGATTGATTGAATACTTACATAGATTTTTTAATTTAGGTGCTATTGTAAAGATACCACCTAGAAAAACTGCTACTGGAAAGTTAAGAAAACCACAATTAAGATGGAATCTAACTCATAGACAGGCGTACCAATTTTTAAAGAAGGTAATAAAGTATTTAAAAGCTACTGATAAAATTAAAAAAGCTCATGCGGTAATAGAACATTATGAATCGAGATAAAATATTTTATATAATCTTTGGAGTCTTAGGATTCTTGAGTGTGTTAAGTCTAGTTATGATGGTTTTAGTATCATGAGTAAGAATTCTAAAGGTACAAAATGGGACGGAAAATCAAGGGTTTCCACGGATATGTATAGAAAAAACTTTGATGAAATTTTTAAAAAAAATCCTGACCCATTTAAGAAAAAAGTTAAGGAAGAAAAAATTAGTGATAAAGAATTTAAAAAAATAGTAGATAGAAACGGATTTTAAAATGATGGATGATAAAGACATAAAAGAATACCATGACAACATAGCCAAGATGCAAGGTACGGGAATGAAGAAGAATGATAAGTACAACTATATCGAAGGTAAACAAATCATGGAACACGGATCGCGGATCTATGATGTTGCGGGAATGAGAATGCCAAGTGTCACTACCATATTAAGTGCTACGAAGAATCAAGATTTTTTAAATAAGTGGAAAGCTAAAGTAGGTGAAGCCGAGGCAGAAAGAATTAAAAACCTTTCAAGTAAAAGAGGTACGGCTATGCATAAATTTTTAGAGAAACATATAATTGGTGAAGGATATGAGGACCTAACAGAAATAGGTCAAGCAGCTAAACCGATGGCTCAAAAGATTATTGACACTGGGTTAACTCCGGTCACAGAGTATTTTGGCTCGGAAGTAACCATACACTATACAGGATTATACGCTGGAAGTACAGACCTAGTTTGCATGCACAATGATATGGAAACAGTAATTGACTTTAAGCAATCAAATAGACCTAAAAAACCTGAGTGGATAGAGGATTACTACCTACAGGTTGCGGCATATGCTATGGCCCATGACCAAGCGTATGGCTCTAACATTAGACAAGCAGTAATATTGGTATGTACTCCTGACCTATATTTACAAGAATTCAGATTTCAAGATCATGACATGCGTAAGTGGCGTCATGCTTTCTTGAAAAGACTAGATCAATATTATGAAATGCAACGAGATGAGAAGGAGCAGGCAAAAGTAAATGTAAGTCCTGAAGATTTCTTTAATGGTGCATAATTCATTACAAGTTGGGGCCCGTCAGTCCTTTCGGGTTGTGTCGACAGCCTTAAAAGCAGTTTGTGTGACGGTTTCACCCCTTTCTCACAATACGCGAACTGCTATCGGCTATTCATATGAGTGTGACATTTATGTCACACTCTTACGACTATATAGGGATATGAGAAGTTTTATGTATAACAAAAAACAAAACACCTTAAAAAAAGGTAGAATAGTAAGTTTTGGCTTAGAAGCATTGGTATTACTAGCAAAAGTACCTTACTTTTTACTTACCTTTTCTACTTTTTTACACAATACACGCGCGCGATTGACTAGTTTCAATTGTATAAAAAGTTTTCATATGCTATATAGGGATTGGGTTATGTGCATATGGGGAAAAATGAAGAGCATTGGATGCTTGCATTCAATCGTAAACACAATTCACATTTAAATGCCAAAAAGAAAACCAAAAAAAAGAAAACCAAGAGTAAGAAGAAAAAGCGTAGAGGTTGCGCCGGTCCCTAGTATACCTTATCAAAGGGTACGTGTAGAGTGGATTGATATTTTGTCAGATTCCGGATGGGCTGATGAAAAAGGTTTTAACAAAATGAAATTGGCATATCCTGTGAATGAAGGTTGGTTATATTCTAAGGACAAGAACGCAATTAAATTATTTGCATCTTATGATATAGATTCAGATAGTAATGAGTTCACGTTTGGGGATAGGACTATGATTCCGACTGCGTGTGTGAAGAAATTGGTGAAACTTTCTTAAGAGTATTTAAACCTTTCTTATCTTTAGGCTTAGGCATTTCCTTAACTTGCTTTTTAATTTGTTCAATAGGTTTCGCATTTAATATAGGTGCATAATCATTTATAATCTGCTTCATCTTAGCTTCTAATTCCATTTCACTCATATCTTCAAGCTTACCAGTTTTAATTATCTTCTGTTCAATATATAATCCAGCGGCCTTTCCTCTATTAACTTCAGCATTAACAGCTGATGAAAAGCTTCCTTTTTTAATAGCGTTATCTCTAATCTTAGCCAGTTCAGCTATGTGTCTCTCGAAATCTATTGCATATTTCTTCTGATTCTCTTCTCTCAATTCTCCAATATATTTAACCACCAATGGTGATAGCTTAGGGTTCTGCAATTCACTAGCTTCAACACTAGCTCTATCTTTGCTATAGCCAGCCGCAATGGCTGCCTCCCTGGCTGTAGTCTTGCCTTCATTGTAGACAAGATACTCAGAGAATCTCTTCTGCATTTCAGTTAATCTTTTTGGTACTCCCATATGTTGACTATTAAAGTAATTTAAGGTAAAAGTCAAATATGTCTATTATAGTTGATGAGTTGAAAAGAGAAATACATAAAATTAAAATGCAGTTGTCTGAACAGGTTGAAGAGAACGTAAGACTTAAGGGTTTTAAAGCATTGGTAATGGAAGAGCCTGAGAAATATGAATCTAAACGTACTTATAAAACTAAACAAGAGCATGGCAATGATCTATCATTCGAGAATGATACTAGACTCAATGGTGGTGAGATTGAAAGACTCACAGCTGAGAAGGTTGCTCTCTATGCTGAAGTTAAAAGACTAAAAAATTTAGATGAGACTAATCAGAAAACCATACATGAATTGAGAAGAGATAATAAAATATTAGCCGAAGATAAGTAATGTATATTAAAGATTTACAAAATATATTAGGTGAGTTCACTGATGGGAAGAAGGGAAACAACATCAGAGATGCTAAGATATATGTTCACTTACAACACAATCAAATTGCTGAGATTAAAAAAATTGAGGTTCAACATAATAATATAATTGGCACCAAGGAACCCTTGCGTGTTGTATTATTTCCTGCTAAAGAGACTCCAAAAATCATTCTTTAGAACAACAGGATTACCTCAAAAATGAAATGGCTCCAGAGCGAAAATTATACCAAGATTTACGCAAACATACTCCACAAATATCGTGGACTAGACTTGAAAACCTTAGTGGTTTGGGTACTCCCGATCTATTGGGCTATAATACTTCTGGCCACTTTTTTACATTAGAGTTAAAGGTAACGAGAGGTAAAAAGATCAAATTTTCTCCACACCAAATTAGCTTCCACGTACAACATCCTAACAATTCATTTATCCTTATCAGGTCCCTCGGTCAGAGGTCCCTGAAACTTTTTCAAGGTTCAAGAATCTTGGAGCTTGAAACTTCTGGCTATGATTTAAGCTCGGAGCTTGCAGCTTCATGGCCCACGGTGCTTGAAGCTTTGCTTGAAGCTTGAGGCTTGTCATGACAACGCTTGTTGCTGGATGCCACGGTCCCGCTTGGGGCTTGTTGCTCGTCGCCTGAGGCTTGGCGCTCGTCAGCTTGTTGCTTCACGCTTGCTGCTCGAAGCTTGCGTAGTTCTTTGTAGTACTTGGGGTGTCGCCAGCAGTGAGTCATGACTGTTAGTGTTTAGGGTATACGATGTGGGCCACGTCGCGGTCCCAGCAGGCTCTGCAGTCCCGGCATTTGTTGCCTTGGTTCTGGGCTGGACATGTCACCTGTTCAGGGTCCGTTG